ATAGTACCTTCAAAATTAAACGGAATCGATTCCTCTTTTTGAGACCCATCTTTTTGATAGTGAACAGTCATGTGCTTTACGAATCTTCCTATTCCAAATCCTGCTGTATGTATCTCTATATTGAACTTAAAGTGACGGGAGTCTATGATATTCAAATTAGATGACGTACAACCACAAGATGTCTCTGATGCTGTTATCTTCATATCATGCTTCGACTCAAGAACAAATGAAAACCTTATACTGTTCCCTTTTTCTACCGGTTCGAAAATGATTTCAAATGATTTACCGTCTTTAGAGAGGTCGATATTGTATTGCTTGTCATCTGTAGAAATAACATTAAATTCATCAGAATCCATTGTAATAAGTTCTAACCTGTTCCATCTTGACTTCTCATCATAAAAATCAATAGAATACTGACGATCCATCCACGAAGGACGGGGAAGCCCCTCCCCAAGCGCACACTCCTCTGTCTTGCTCCAGGCCTTCTGCTTGATGAAGCACGTACATACCGAACAACGATTTTTACCTATTTTCTTGCTTACGTATAAAGAAAGAGGAAGCATAGAGTTAGGGACGTTCTTGGTATTGAATTTACATCCCTCACACTTTTCAAGACGTTCCTTGTACCAATCGGGATAATCTTCTTTTTTTCTTGGAAGTTTTTTTAATATCGTATCCATAAAAGCATCGTATATAACTTCCGCTTGCAAAATTTTTTTCATAACTTATCTGTTAAATTCCTGTTCTTGAATATTTTGTATTTCACTAAAACTATGACCCTTACGAGATTTAAAGATAGATAATTTGTTGTGTTTTATCAACATATCCCCACCTTTTATCTCACCTGAGTCATAAGCATCCTTTATCATCCTTATCTTAATATCAAGGCACTGAAGTTCTTTTTCCTGATACTTAGATAATTTTTCTACCTTGGATTTAAGACGCTCAAGATTGTGTTTGCGCCTCTCCATCTCATGAAGGTTACAAACCATATCACCCACATACGGGAACGATACAGACACGTTATCTGTGTACGTACATAAGTTATTGGCATAAGAAATACTGGCTCTGAAAACGTCACGTATTTGGTTTCGGTCGTAAACGCCCCCGGTCTTATCCATCACATCATCTATAATATGTGACTCAAATGATATAGGGAAATCATTCTTCGGCATCGGATTCAAAAGTTTTCTTTCTATAAAATAAAGAAACCAACGCACATTGATCTCTTGAACCCTCCAATACAAAAAGACGGCGCATGTTCTCTATATCCGGGCACAAACACCTTGTTCTGTAATTCCCTTCACGGTCAATCAAAATACCACGCTTCTTCATCTCCGTATCCAAAACCGATACATATTGAAGATCGGTACTGAAACAATGAGAAAACTTCTTCTTCGTTTCATACGAATATCCAAACACAAAATAATAGGCAAGAAGATTTAAATGCCTCGCATCTATGACATTCTTCTCATTGCCGGAGGCCATTAGGTATCCGTTATAAAACAGAAGTATCTTCTTAGCCATATCTACCGTATTGGAATAAGGTACTAAAAGCCTATAAGCTCTATTACTGACATCTTTATTATCACTTTCTTTCATGAGATTATCGTTTTGATACAAAGATAAGGATTAAGGATTTATAAATTTAAAATTAACGTATTTTATGACAATGGATTCGGGATTTGTCCCGATATTTGCGCTGTAGCATAAAAAAAATAAGACCTTATTGTTTAACATTCATAATTTATTTCTATATTTGCTGTGCGTTACAGATTCAAGAATTATGAGAAATAAATTATGATAAAAAAAATATTACATGTCTTATCATAATTTGTTCTTATATTCTTCAAATCTGTAACGGGATTTTGGGATTTTCCGAACGAAAGAAAGACATGAATCGGATGGATATCCCCAAAAATCCATCCGATTTTTTTGTTACAGATTATGAAGTTACAATTAGGTAGAAATATTAACATAAGTCTTAGACTTTTGGAGCAGTGGTCATCAGATTCGCTGTTCATGGAATTGTATGCTTTATACTGTATGATAAAAATCTCCCGCCGGGATTCGAGAATAAGATTCAAAAACCAGAAAGATCTTCTTCATAAACTTGGAATCGGGTATTCGAAGTTCAAGAACATGACAGGACATCCGATGTTTGACGAACTGTTCCGTATGACGGATAGTACGTTCGTTGCAAGAAGGTATCGTGTTAATGGCGTACAACTTACTCTCGGATGTGGTAAAGTGAATCTTCCAAAGAATAGGATTTTAATTAAGATAAAGAAAAATGAAATAACAAACCATGAAAAAGTCCTTGACAGGATAAGAGAGGCGATGTTTGTTAATTTAGTCAGAAACAATGAGTCTGTACTGAACAGTGGAGAGACAAACTCTCAGGCGGAGGTCGTAGACGGAAGCCACTCGTATTATGGATTAATTGATTCGACGATAAGTAACAAAACAATTGCCTTGTACTTGAATGTAGGACTAACAAAAGCGAAAGAGATTGTCGGTATGGCGATAAAAGACAAGCTCGTAAAAAGGTTCGAAAACGTACAATTTATAACATACGTAGATAATCCTCGTGCTTACATTGAAGCAAACGAACATAACTACCCAATAGGTAAGCTGATTCCGGTATATAGGCATGGAGCCGTTTTCTGGCAAATAGCAAATACCTGGACCTTGTATAAAAAAGGGGCAACAAACAGATGGTATTTTGGAGAGAAGGATATAGAGAAAGGAGAAAAAGAAAAAGTGAGTAAGAAAGACGATTTCAATTTCTTCTTAAAAGACAACACTCATATCCTACGTTTCTTGAATGCAGAAGAAGTTGTTTCCGAAGATGGGGAAATCCTTGGCATAGATCGTAAAAAAACAAAAGAAGAAGAAGCAAGGTCATTGGCTTCTTCTATGGCTAAAGAAGCGCACAAAGACTTCTGGAACGGATATGAGCGAAGTACACAAAACCAAATTATAAGAAAGTACTATCGCGCTATCATCGCAGAAGATAAGAAGCGCAGAATGGACATGTTCTTAAACCGTCTTAAACAATCATACGACAAGGTTAGTGGATGGAGTAAGGAGAAGATAGCCACAGTAAAAGCAGGCCTGGCTGATGCGGAAGCCTGCTGTGCTGAGGTGGGGACGTCCGTTGCCGGGGTCTGCGGTAGAGTAAGTAGGAGAATGAAAACCTATAACAATACCGCTCCTGACAAAAAGGCAGGTTTTAATGAGGTACGGGATATGTATGCTGAGTTCGCCGGCGAGATGGCTAAAGCGGTGGGATCGGTAAGCGAAGACATCTATACGTATGTTAAGGCAGAACAGTTTAAGGAAAAGATAGAGAATATGGATATATCTATCCAATCATTACCTAACATTAATACAACAGTAGATAATGATAAAGAATTAGATGGTGAATCTGTATTCAAGGATATACCATTTGAAGAACTATCATTCTATAATGATACCTATCTTTATCCTTCATCTCAGTATTCATCATTGTAATGTTTGGTACTTGAGAGAGGGTCTGTTCTTAGTGGTCGCCGACAGAGCCGAAAAACGATAATCTCGTAGAACATCGACGGAAACACCCGTTAGCCACCACTATGCCATAACTGTATCAATACGAAACTACATTACTGTCTGCCACAAAGCCACTTATCTAATTTATTATTTCTTTTTAATTCTAATTAATTCATTTTATGTTTTATGTTTTATCTTATTTTCATACTTTTGTTTTGTAGAACAAAATCAGAAAAATATGGCTATAAGTTACAACAAAAAACTAATGGAATGCGTTCTTCGTTCAGTTATGTCCGAAGGTAATGTCGCACAAGGAAAGGCTATTAAGTCTATTTGTAAGTCGCCTAAACCGCTGTTTATTACGGGAAAAGGAGGTACAGGAAAAACGTACTTCCTTAAACGTGTTATACCGGCATTAAAAAATGCGGTTGTTGTCGCTCCTACCGGTATTGCTGCTGTTAATGCAGGCGGCCAAACCATTCATTCTTTTTTCAGAATCGGTATGCAACCTTACATTCCAGAGATAAGGAATGGCAAGTTTATGGACAATTGTGAAAACAAGTTCAGAGGAGAATCCGAAAAGATTTTACAGAATATAAAATATCTTATCATAGACGAGATTTCTATGGTTCGTCCTGATCTTCTTGATAATGTTGCGGACATTCTTCGTCGTGCAAGAGGCGACAAGGATCCGTTTGGCGGCGTGAAACTTATTATGGTAGGAGACTTATTTCAGTTACCACCTGTAATCAAAGAAGATTTTTTTAGAGACATATACGATACATCTTATTTCTTTAGTTCGAAGTCTCTTATGGCTTCTGGTATGGAAATGGTGTCTTTTGAAAAAATATATCGTCAGAAAGATGAGAAATTTATCAGCATCCTTAATAAGGTTCGTGATGGTCAGATGGACGATGATGTGTTTAGTACGTTAAATAGCAGATGTATTCAGCCTGAAAATAGTGCCGGGTATGTTGAGATCGTTACAACCAACGCTAAGGCTACAGCTATTAATGAAATGAGAATAAATTCTGTTCCTGGATCATTAAGAAAATTCGAAGCTATTATAAAAGGTGATTATCCTAAAGAAGCTCCTGTTGAAAAGACGCTTCTTATAAAAGAAGGTTCCAGGGTTATGATCACTAGAAACGGAGGAGAGTATGTCAATGGTTCTCTTGGCGTTGTGTCTTCTATTAAGAATGGAGAGATCGAAGTCGTTCTTGATCGTCCTAAAGATGAAGAACATACTAAGGTTATTATTACACCGTGTTCGTTCGATAAAGTAAAATACGTCAGAAACGGGTATAAAGTGGAGTCTGAGGTAATTGGATCTATTACTCAGTATCCGATAAAAATCGGTTACTCCATAACTATCCATAAATGCCAGGGCCTAACTTTAGATGCGGCGATGATGGACGTATCCAACTCTTTCGAAACAGGTCAGTTATATACAGCTCTTTCAAGAGTAAAATCGCTTGAAGGAATGTATCTTCGTCAACCTATTCCTAAGACAATAAAAACAAGCGATCCGGTGGTAAACGACTTCTACAAGAAAACACTTTCAAACGATGGAATTGTTGATCCTATTCCAATGGAAGAACTTGAGAAGTCAATGATCAATTTGTCAACCGGATCTGAAATAGATTTTGAAGAGTTTAATTTATAAAAAAATACAGTTATGAAATTTGGAGAAGCTTTAGAAGAAGTAAAAAAAGGTGCGTTGATTGCACGTGCCGGATGGAATGGTAAAGGTATGTTCGTATTCCAGCGCCAGGAAGATTGGTTGTCTACTGATATGATAGTTAATAAAGTAAAGTCATTGCCGGATTCGTTATCAGATATGTTGGCTAATGACTGGATGGTGGTTGGTTAAGATAACTTAGTTTATCACCGCTTTATTTTTTATAAATCAATAAATTATTCACTTTTAAAAATTACAGTTATGAAAACAAAAGAAGAAAAACAAAAGAAGTTTGTGACAGAATTTGATATAAATGGAGAAAAGTATGGTGGATATATTTATGCTACAACTTTTTCCGAAGCTGAAGATTTTGTTAGACAAAGAAAAGCAACAGAGAAAGTTGTAGGTGGTCCGTGTTTAGAACAAGAAGAAATTAATCGTCTTTATAACCATTCCTCTTAGAATTTTTAATGATTCTTGTTTGTTGGCATAACCTTGAGATGGTGATACTATAGTATATAAGTACCTAATAAGAATATGGCAAGAGTAGATAAAATATTTCAAGACAATTTGGCTCTTATAATGAGCCAGCCGTGGGAAGAGGTAAAGCGTCCGGTCTACGGTGACGGGACAGGCGTCAAGGTGAAGCGTATCCTGCAAGTATGTAACCAGTACGATCTTCGTCGGGAATTTCCTCTTGGTTCACTTAGACCTACTAATCTTAAAAACTCCATAAAAGAAATATTGTGGATTTGGCAAAAAAGATCGGTAGATATCAAAGATCTTGGTCTTCATATATGGGATCAGTGGGCTGATGATAATGGAAAGATCGAAGGATGTTATGGAGATATGGTGAACAGACATGTTTATATGGGAACCGGAAAATCTCCAGATGGTATGACAGATATCCATGATGGTCTTTATGGTTTTCTTAACCAAACAGACTTCATTCTTTGGTCACTCAAGAATGATCGTTCGTCAAGAAGAATAGTAGCATCCATGTTCGATCCTGAAACCAATGGACTAAAACCTCTTCAAGAATGTGCGTTTCAGATCAATTTATCTGTTAAAGGAGATGAGTTGTATATGACGCTTTATCAGCGCAGCCAGGATATGATTACAGCTTCTTACTGGAATGTAGCTCAATATGCGGCGTTGATGATGATGTTCGCTCACGATGCTGGGTTAAGGCCCGCAGTTTTCACTCATTTTATACAAGATATGCATGTGTATGACCGTCACGAAGAGCAGGCAAACGAGCTCCTTCGTCGATCCCTATTCGGCCCGGTTCCACAGGTTACTATCTCGTCTCGTATGGAAGGGAAAGGATTTTATGATTTTGTGGCTGATGATTTTGAGGTATGGAATTATGAACCGAAGGATCAAATAAAATTTGAGGTTGCGAAATGAAAATAAGCATAGATAGAAGGGTTAAGATGGTTCCTATCATGGAAATCAATGCCGGAGATGAAGTTAATATCGGAGGCTTTGATTATGTTGTTGAAAACATAATTCCATGTAGGAAAGGCTCTTATTCAGATACGTATGGAATTAGGTTGGTCATGTCTTCTTACAAACATGGCCAACTTGTAAGAAAAGTAGATAGCGTTTTTTCTATCGATTCTATTTTAGTATTTCTCCCTAAAGGAGATTCTGTTGTAGTAGAGTGCTCTTATAGAGAACTTGAAGAATGTTTTCCTAAAATATAATTACAATGACGGGCGAAGAGAAATGTAACCGATGCGAGCAGTTTGGACCGAACGGTCTCACTGACTATCCATGTAAAAGGATTCCATCAAGGAACTGTCCTTGGTTTATAAAGATCTCGGATAAAAGATACAAAAAGATTCTTGCCGATAGGGTGAAAAGAATTAAGGAGAATGAGAAACTTAAGCAAGAGATGATGAAAGATCAGGATCTTGTTGAAGAAGTAAAACAAAATACAAAAATGTTAATTCAATGAAAAAGAAAAATACAAAACCAGAAGAAGTGGAAGTCGTTATTCCGAAAGAAGTAGAAGCTATTAACATATGTGGGGATATCAATAGTTTTATAAAACATATTATATATGTTAGCTTGGATAAGGTAAGTAGTGATAGGGCGTTTGTTAATAACGATGTTCTGTATATGGTTATATACGCATCTATAAAAGGTAAAAATATACCCGTTGGTGTATTAGCAAAACAAAAAGAAGCTGAAACAGAAGATATCGCTATGCCGTTTGAGGATATTGGAAGGGACGTAAATGTAGTGTATCCTATTGAAATAGGAAAGATGTTTAAAGGCTTTTACATTCTTGGTAACGGTGCTGTGGCTATTGATTACAAACTTACAGACAATGGAGGTTTTGAATATGATGACAGCATTGGCAAAATTGACATGAATCTAAATTAGTGCATTATGATACTATATATAGCAGCAGATCCGGGAAAAGATGGAGCCATAGCCTGCATCGATCAGGACAGTAAACTAATATCAAGAATCTCCACTCCAAGAATAGCAATTTCAGGACCGGTAGACTTGACTAAAGAATATGTTTTTTGCCGGGATACGATCGTAGAAAACAATCCTGATAGGGTAGTGTTTGTCATAGAGGACGTCCACGCCCTGTACGGGGTCAGCACGTCCTCTACTGCCTCTCTCATGGAGAACAAAGGCCAGCTACATGGGCTGTTCCTGTCTCTCTGCATGGCATTTCCGGACATAAGTTGCTCCGTTAATTTCATAGCCCCTAAAACATGGCAGAAATTGGTTTGGACGCATTCTGATAAGGTCATGGAAGCCAGTAAGGTAAATACTAAGAAAACGTCATTGGCTTGCGCTAAAAGGCTGTGGCCAAACGATACGTTTGTTAAAAACGAAAGATGTAAGACCGCTCATGACGGTATAGTTGATGCAATGCTGATAGCAGAAGCGACAAGAAGAAGTATTTAATCTATTTTAAATCATTTTAAATCCAATTAATTCAAAATTAGATTTTAAAATAATACATTTGCAGTGTTATATAATCATAATCGTAAGTTTTAAAAATGAAAGTAAGAGTTCCTGGCATACTAATGAATGAGAAGCTTTCAAATATTTCAAAGATGTTTGATAAGGTCTTAAAGGATTGTGTCACATCGAATATAAAAATTACTTTATATTTTGATCATATCCGGATACAAGCCATGAACGAACGTATAACATATACGGATGATATTTTCGATGTGAATACTGATATTTCTTGTGACCAGAAGTTTACTATTTTAGTAGATGCCGGGACTCTTATTTCATTTTTTAAAAATCATAACCAGGATATAGAGATAGAGATTAAAAACGATTACAGTATCGTTTTTAAATACGATAGAGGATCTTTTTCTTCTACTTGGATTGAGGATAAGGCTTTCCCTGATTTCTTTTATCCTGTAGGTGATGGTATTCGTGTTATGAGTTCGTCTTTCATTCAGTCTATGAAAAGATCTTTTGCGTTTGTTGGATCGGATGAATTTAGACCGGCTATATGCTCGATTCTTCTTAATGTGAAGAAGGACTATATTGACATTGTTTCTACTGATATGTTCCGTCTGTTTATAAATAGGAAAGAATGTGCTAATGCATTAGAAGAAAGGTCAATTATGCTAAGTGAGGTCGCGGCTTCTATCTTGTATTGCTTTCTGTCTGATAAAGATACGGAGATCAGTATTTCCACAGATGGCGTTAGGACGTTCTTATGCTTTGATAATGTGATTATATCGGATATGAACGTAGAACAACAGTATCCTAACTACGAATACGTATGTAACAAATTCGAGAAATCGTCGAGGGTTAAGTTTGACAGGGATTTGTTTATGTCTGTTCTTAATTCTATGACTTTAGTGGATAATGTTGTTAATGTCAAGGTAGATGAAGAAAACGGTATAACGGTAATGTCTGAGGATTTTGGAAATAGAAAAAGGATAATGGAATCAATGCCTTTAAATGCGCTTGAAGGTCCGTGTTTTAATTTTTCTATCAGTAAGGAAAATATACTTTCATCCGTAAAATCTCTTATAAAAGGAGATGTTATTATGGATTGGTCTGATCAGTATAAGATGATAAAGATGTTCAATCCTAAATACGAATCAACATACGTCTTAAATCAAACATTGTATAATCTATAAAAAAAAATAAAAATATGGCTTTTAGAGAAAACAGAAGTTTTGGTACAACTTATTATCTGTATATTAATTCGGATGGTAACTTGTATGAAAAAAGTAACGAACCGAAAGAAGGTTTCGTTCAACACATAAATCCTAATAACGGTCAGCCGGCAGGATATTGGAAAGAGTATTATAATGGAATAGTTGGGTACATCAACTACATCGGGTTAAAGACAAGTACTTTCTCTAATGGAAATACTGCTACTAATTTCCTTATCGTGTTGAAAGATTACGAGCTTAATGAAAACTATTGTATTTCCATACCTCTCGTCAATCAAAAAGGAAATATCAAGGGCTTTGTTAAGAGCTTTGTAAAATACTACGAAAACATCGATTTCAGTCGTGAAATTTATTTCAATGTCTTTAAGAAGAAGAAAGATGATGAATTTGGTTCTTCAGAACTTATTATCGCATATGCCGGAGTAGACGGAGAAAAAGATCAGCTTGTTGAACGTTATTATAAAAAAGGCGTAAATGGTTGGCCTGATCCTGTTGAAGTTACAGGATTTGATGGCAAGAAAAGCCTCGATTATTCAGCTCAAAATAACTTTACTTATCAAAAGATTACTGAATATTCAAACAGGTTCAATGCTTCTATTAAAGACATCAGAGCCGGTATAATGGCTAAATTAGGGATAGGAGGAAATGCTCAGCAAGAGCCGGCAGCTCCTCAGACTTATACCCAGCAGCCGGCCGCGCCTCAACAGGTTCAACAACCTCAGTCTGTTCCGAGTGCTATTCCGTATCAGAATTACCAACAGCCAGCACAGTATCAGGCCCCGGCTCAGCCTGCTGCACCTGCCCCGGCACCTACTACAAGGAGCACCAAGCCTCAGCATCAGACGCAGCCACAGCCGCAAGCACAGATGCCGAACTTCCCTCCTATGGAAGAAGATGACCTTCCATTTTAATATAAACATCAGCCCAGGAGAATAACATCTCTTGGGCTTTTAAAGATAGTGTAGAATGATAGTAGAAATAGTTACAAGATTTCCCCTTATTAAACTTCGTAGGAAAGTGACAGAAGAAAGGATTATGGCGAAGCATGGGGATAAATTATGTATGATCTACTCAGAAACCAGAGAAAAATATAAGCAAGGAGATGAGTGGGTCGATGATCCTAATGATGCAGACATAAGTACTTTTCGTGAGTGCTATGAATCAACGAAGGACATAAAAAAAGAAGGTATTGTTTATTGTACTATAAAAATATGATCATGGACAAGTTAGAAGACATTGAAAGACTTCTTTCTGAAAAAGAAGATAATAAGAAGGATACTGTTTCTGAAAAGAACAACAAACATAAAAAAGAAGATAAGGTCGTTAATAAAATACCTGAATCGTATTTGACTCCAGGTTATCAGAAGACTGTGCAGGTAGGTATTAAGAAACTGTACCCTGATGTCGTGGTACCTGAATACAAACATGATGGTGATGCATGTTGTGATATTCGTGCATATAGAGTGGTGAAGATGATGAATGACATGGGAGTGGAAATAGATGTTCCTTCCGATTTTGAATTAATCACCTTATATCAAGGCTATTCTGTTAGAATCGGAACCGGCTTCAAATTGAATATCCCAGAAGGATGGTGCGTGAATGTAGAAGGAAGATCAGGATTCTCTTTTGACGAGGGAGTGGTAGTTGCTAACGCTCCTGGTAAGTGCGAATTTACCTACAAAGGAGAGTATATGGTTAATCTTACTAAAGTCAATAAAAAACCGACTGTAATCCATAAAAACGATCGAATAGCTCAGATGGAAATCGTTCCACAATACAAAATGGTATTGGAAGAGGTGATAGATATTGAGGTAGAAGACGGAAATGAACGTGGAGAAAAAGGTCTTGGTAGTTCCGGAGTTAAGTAATATTTAAATATTTTGAAAATGAGCATGTTAGGTTTTACATTCATCACAGACAGCAAGCTTTCAATGTACAAGGAGAAAGCTATTAAATCCGAAAATCTTGCAAAAGAAATTGAGGAAATACAGGATAAGGCTGATTTTTACAAGGAAAGGCTTTCCGAACTTAAGTCAGATATCGCTTCAAAGGATAAAGAGATTTTATCTATTGGCAAAGATCTTTCTGAGTCTAAGGAAAAGATTGACGCCTTGAAGGAAAATCAGAAAAAGCTGATAAAAAGCGTCAAGAAGAAAACGGAAGAATTTGACGCTATCAATGCTGATCTTGATAAAGCCAAATCTGATCTTGATGAGGCTAATTACAAAATCAGAAACTTGGAAGAAAAGAAATCAAATGCATTGATTGAAGCCAGGATCAGAATCGGAGATTTGGAAAACGAGGTTTCGGTTGGGTCCAAAACAATACAAGAGTTAGAATCGAAGCTGAAATTAATGCAAGTAGAATTAAGAGGCTACCAGATAGGTATAATAGGTAAAGACAAAAATGATGTCGCTGAGCCGGAATTGGATAAAGATGGGGAGTCAGATAAGGATGTGGCAGAACCAGAGAAGTCCGATGTTGTTCCTGAGACGGATGTGATTCAGGAAGAAGCCGGTGATATTGTGGAGCCCGAAAACGAAGCTGAACGAGTAAAAGACACTAAAAAGAAGAAGAAAAAGAAATAATTATTTTAATCCTTTTTATGTTTTGAAGTTTGCCATATTTTAGGTTAGTACTTAACTTTGCGTTGAGAGGGTTTTTATGATAATTATTGGTTAATATTTAGCTGTTATATGCAGGCGTCTGTGAAGGCTCCTGCATATTTTTAAGGTCCTGTAGCTTAGTGGTGAAAGCAGGCGGCTCATAACCGCAAGATCGTGGGTTCAAATCCCTCCGGGACCACTGTCCAATGGTGTAGCGGTAGCACAACAGATTTTGGTTCTGTTAGCGGAAGTTCGATCCTTCCTTGGATAACGGTACATATTTTGTGTAAAGTGTTAATTATCTCAGTGTTTGCGGTGTGTGAACATAGCAAACATGAATCTGGCCCATTAGTTTAATGGATAAAACCTTTGAGTCCTAATCAAAAGTTGCCTGTTCGATTCAGGCATGGGCTACATGGCTTGTTGGATGAGTGGTTTAGTCAGGGGTCTGCAAAACCTCGTAGGGCGGTTCGATTCCGCCACAAGCCTCTAAAAAAACGTAATCTCATGAACTACCCAGAGCAACAAATGCTTAAGATTCTTAATAGGAATCTGTTATGTAATCCGATGTATGTTATTAACAATCTTTATATATATGATTGGGAATCTGACTTCCTGGCCATAACAAGATCATTGTATGCTTATGAAGTAGAGGTCAAGATGTTTAAACAAGATTTCTTTAACGACTTCAAAAAGGATAAAAAACATAAGGTTCTTAAAGACGGCATTATTAAGGTAGGTGGTGTCATAAGTTATCCTCCAAACTATTTCTACTACGCCTGTCCGCCTAATATGATTGACGTAAGTGAAGTTCCGTCTTATGCTGGGCTGATTTATGTAGATGTTAGTAAAAATAGGATGAGCGCAGTTAAGACCGCACCTTTAATTCATAGACAGAAGTTTGATGTAGTGGGTAGGAAACTGGTGGATAAGTTTTACTACAATATGCTTACTTGGAAGAAAAGAGCTATTTCAAACGTGTATGCTGACCCGGCCAAGGAAAGAGAGAAGGGCGTGCGTGCCGGGGCTGAGGCTGTGAGGAAGTCGGCCTGGGACGCGTTCAGGGCGCAGTGCCCGCACATTGCTTTCCCTTATGGAAAAGAATTTCCGATGTGTGACGATCACGAACAAGATCATCCCATGAGAGACTGCATACTTCAGTGTGAAAAAGGTAGAATATTTAAAAGTAGATTAAAATGAGCACCCCACGTGAATTAAGTAGAATAGCTAATAGGATAGCCGGTAAGATGACTGATGATGGATGGTCAAGTCCGGGTAGAAAGAATCTTGTTTCCAATAAGAAGGTTATGGAGTTAATAGATTCGATTTTTAATGAAATTTGGAGAGAATTAGATGACGGGAAAAGAGTTCATATCAGAAGGCAGATGATTTTCAAAAAGATTTTTGTCAGTAGGCAAAAAGATAAATACTATATACAATGCATAGAAAAAAGGGACGCCAAATAGACGTCCCTTTTTGTTTTACATAAGCAATACGGACATAAGTAATTGTTATTCCATTACTTTCCTTACCAACTTAGAAACAGCTTGCGTGATAGTCCACCTTATGTTAGCATTAACATTGATAGTCTGAGGAGTACCGTTTGCATCCAAGTTGATCACAGTCTTGTCTATTTCCAAGAACGGATCACCTGCTGTCTGGGTAATAACCGTATTAGCTGTCTGACCACCAGCGGCCGTAACCTTAAGAGTATTTACCAGATCGTTTATCTTAGTGTTCGCTGCAATACCGGAGAATACGATACTGAAAGCGAAAGATCCTGTTGCACCAGGGTCGTCGGCAATAACAGCGCCGTTGATGGTAGCCTTGCCTGCCGCTTGATAACTGGAAGGTATTTTCAGCGTCAGAGGATGAGACCCGTCCGGAGTTAAGGAGAACGTTAATTTAGTTGAGTTACTTGTACCGTTGATCGTTATAGTACCACCTTCTTTCCCTACAGATGCAGTAGGAGCTATTTTTACAAACTCAGCTGCCGCAGCTTGGTTGATGGTAGCAGCTTTCTTAACACCGCCTGATTCGGCACCAAATTCTACTTGTTGCGTGCGCCGTACACGACCTTCGTATTTTTCACCTGATACGGTGACTGCCTGATCACCGTCACCTGATCCCGGATTGAAGGTTACAAAACCTATTTTTATTTCCGCCATAACATAAATAATTTTGTAGTTAATTAATATCTCGACAAAGATAGTTTTTTTATAC